CCGGGGGCAAGCAAACCGACAACCTGACCGCTGTCCATGATGACTTTCATATTTGCCAACATAGGCAAATACTGTTCCAGCAGCATTACAATTTTGCCGGAATCGCCGCCACCGCTTGTGCTTGCCGCTCCGTAAGAACCACTTGTATAGTGCCTGCTGATGTTCGCATCTGCGGTAATTGTGCCAGCGTCAAAGTCAATGCTGTTTTCAATGTCCTTTTTTACGGACTTGAATTGATCGTCAAAGCCTTCGCCTAAGCCTTCAGCCATAAAGCCGCCAATACCGGCGAACACTTTAGACGGGGAGTGGATGCCCAAGAAATCCTTAACTCCACCTACAATTCCACCGAAAAAGTCTTTTACTTTTCCAGAAACCCACGAACCCATGCTTTTGATGCCGTTCCAAAGTCCTTCGACTATGTTCTTGCCGACATCGAAAATTGCAGGGATGCCGCTGATAAGCCCCTTCACGATAGACGAAATAATCTGGGGAATTTTCGATACCAAATTCGGTATGGCACGAATCAGTCCATTAGCAAGTGCAGCAATCAGCCTGATTCCACCATCTATCAGCTTCGGCAAGTTGTCAATCAGCTTATCGACTATGACATCAACCATTTCCAGAACACAGTCAATCAGCATATCGATGTTGTCAAGGATGCCGCTTACAAGCGCAATGATTAAATCCATGCCAGCAGCAACAATGCTCGGCAGGTTTTCAAGCAAAATCTGCACAGCCAACGGAATGATTGTCTGGGACGCTTCTGTTATGAGTTGCGTAAGCCCTTGGATGATGATATTTATACGCGGGATAATATTTTCACCAACGGTAACAAGACTATCAACGAACTGCTCTGTAAGTGTCTTAAAATTGGCGTTATCGTCAGCAATGCCAACCAGCAGATTGCCCCATGCGGCCTTCATGGATGAAACAGAGCCCTGGATGGTGGTGCTTGCTTCATCTGCCGTTGTTCCGTATATGCCCATTTCAACTTGAACATCATGGATTGCGCTGACAATATCCGCATAGCTTTCAATGCTGTAATTTGTGTATTTACCTTGGGAAGCGTTTAGAGCGTTTGCATCGTCAATAAGGCGCTGCATTTCTTCTTTTGTTCCACCATAGCCAAGCTTTAGGTTATCAAGCATGGTATAGTTCTGCTTTGCAAACCCCTGATAGGCGTTCTGGATAGATGCCATATCCGTGCCCATTTTATTGGCATTATCAGACATATCCGTGATTGCAACATTAGCCATGTCTGCCGCCGCTTCTGTATCACCGCCAAGCGATTGCAGCAAGGACGCAGAAAAACTTGTAACTGTGTCCATATATTCGTTAGCAGATAGGCCAGCAGTCTTATATGCATTTGCTGCATATTCTTGAACTTTTGCAGAGCTATCCTTGAATAGCGTATCAACGCCACCGACCAGCTGTTCATACTCAGCATAGTTGTTAAGCGCATTTTTCGTAAGCACAGCAATGCCGGTAGCAGCCGCACCTACAGCTGCGGCGCCGACTTTAGCCGCAGTGGCAAGCCCATTTTTGAATTTTCCTGATAATGTCTCTACATTTTCGCTTGCCTCGTCTTGCACAGATATTTTCACAAACAGATCAAGAAGATTCATGCGTTCACCTCGCTCTCTTTGTAAATTCTGAAAATTATTCGTGACATTCCATTGGTAGTATGGTATGCTATCGGCAAGGAGGGATTATTTATGATAAGTTTTAACAAAGATTCTGCGTGGGACTTAAAGCCGATTCCCGTTTCCGATGTGCGTGGTGAAGTGAATGGCCTATTGATTGATGGGGAAGAAATCGCTGCCGCATTTAAGACCGTACGCGACCAGCTGATTTTTACTAACAAGCGAGTCATATCGGTTGATGTACAGGGGATTACGGGAAAGCGCAAGTCCTTCAGCTCTATGCCCTATTCGAAAGTGCAGTTTTTCTCCGTGCAAACCCCAGGCTTTGCCGAAATCATCCCGGATAGCGAACTTGTTCTGACATTCTCCAATGGTTATGTCGCAAAGTTCGAGTTTAAGGGAGCCACAGACATCGGGAAAATCGGAAGAATGATTTCTGATTATGTCCTCAAGTAACGCATATTCGCCCGCCGCCCCTTCACGGGGCGGCTTTTTTAACTTGTAACCCGCAACGATTGACAATATCGCTGGTGATTTCTTCACAGGAGCGATTGTCTTTTTTGCTCACATCTATAATTTCAATATATCGCTTATCGATTGAAACGCCTGCGCATCGCTCGCATATTGCTTTAAGCAGGTCAGCAGAATAAATTCGATATGCTTTTTCTTCTGCATCCTGCTTGTACCGCGCTACACAGTATGCCAGAAATGGCTTTACTCTTTGGCTTCCCCGATATTCTCCTGCACAGAGCCGGACGGCGTTTCTGCCGTCTCGGTCTGCGCAGATGTAAAAAGGTCCGTAAAGGCCTCGTCCGTCATAAGCTCAGTAACATCAACCAGCAACTTGGCAAGCGTCAGCCCAGCGGCATATTTTTTTGCAGTCACGCCTTCCACAGCCGCCAAAATTGCAATCAGATCTTTCTTGTGTCCACGCAAAAGCAGCGGAGCAGATTTCTTAACCCTTGCCAACACAAAGTCCTTTGCATTTACGCCATCCGGGAGCTTCTGCCGCTGAAACAACGCTGCGGCTTCTTTGTCCTCGGCTATGTTGGCAATAGGATTGATAATGTCTGCGATAACATCAAACACTCGCTCCCCTTTAATTTTTGACAGTTTCATGGTGTTACGCCTCCGCCGTACCGGCCTTGATGTAGATTTCAAATGGCACAGTGTCCTGTGCGCTCATGGAGTAGTGAGCGGTGTACTCAAAAGCAAACTGTCCCTTCGCTTTGTCAGCTGTTTTCATTTGGAATCCACCCGTAGAAAGCGCATTCATCAGATGGATGGCAATAAAGCCTCCATTTGTTTCCCCGTTCATATCGGAGTAGTCACCCACAATCCAAATGTCATTAAAGTCGGAATCCTTGAGATAGTTTCTCGGTGTGATCTTGGTGGCATCTGCCGTATCGATATCCGCCGCCCCGCAGAGGCTCTTAGCAATTGCAGTATCTGCAATTGCAAATGTACCGCTGGCTTTTGCCTCCCAGCTGTCCACCTCTATCAGCTCCTTGGTATTCTTGGGGCAGTTGTCGATGTCCTCTCCATAGTCCTTATAAGTGGGCGTTGCGCTATAGCTAATGCCGCCGGTCGTTGCGCCGATCTGCCCCGCCTCGCCGATGGTGCCGGTAGCCGGTGTGAAGTCGGTCGTAAGAATACCGGCGTTAATCTGAAGCTTCTGAAAAGTATCAGCAGGAATCTTGGTAAATTTCATGTCGTTGTCCTTTCATCAGTTTTGCGACAGGAACTCAACCGTAATGTTGAGATACCGCCGCTTGAAGTTTTTATCGCCTTCGTCCGCGATATTCTGACACCACGGGGAGCCACGCTTGATCCACATTGCTCCGCCGTCATAGGCGACCATACAGCCGCCCATGCCGATTGCGTCGCTGATTTCTTGTGCCTTTGCGTTGGGCATCGCTTCGCTCTCGGTGTAATACCAAAGGCTGACCGTCAGCGCGATTTCGCCGCTCTCCCATGATCCGGTGATAAGCTCATAGGTCAGCCACGGAAAGGTCGCGTCTTCCGGCACATTCGAGGTCGGATACGACGGGAGGAATTGGGAAAACCACGCATGGAGTGCCTTGTCCTTTGTCATTTCGGCAGCTCCTTTCGTTCGGCGGTGAAGAATTTCAGTGCTCGGACGGTCGCCCCCGCAGACCTTGGCGCAGCTTTTTCCTCGGGATTCGAGGTCACACGATAGGTAATCCCCGTTTCCGTATCGCGGAAATAATCGTTGTACTCGATGGGAACGCGCTGATTGACCAGTGCGGAATATACCGAGGTAACACCGTCCTTTTCCGCTTTTCGCGCCTCCATCGATGTGTCAAGAGACTGGTAATTGAGGAACTCCGCTCCCTCTTCCCACGCGGTGATGTAGCCGCCCGCTCCGTCAGGCGTGCGCTTTTTCTCCATCAAAATGCACTTGTGGGAAAAATCGTCCAGTAAACTCACGGTTCCACCCCCTTGAGCTTGCGCCAGTCATTTAACCGGCCTTTAAAAGCGCCCTGCCAGCCCGTCCCGGCGCTCGTGTCGGCATTTCCGCCGCTTGCCTTTGTGTAACTGTACCCGCCGAAGCTTTCGCTCGTGTACGGGCTTAAAACGGCTTCACCGTTCTTTTCTTCCCACGCGGCGATATCTTCGGCAAGCAAAACCACAGCCTTCGGAACAGCCAACACCCACACCGTTCCGGTAAAGGTTTCATCCGTAAGGTCAGCCGCCGGATATTGATGCAGACCGTCATTAAACACAGAGCCGCAGATGCGGAAATATTGATTGTTCAGGAGAAAGGGCAGCGCAATGCTGCCGTTCTCCACGGCGAACGTGCCCTCGTGAATCTCCACAAGGAACCAGTTGTTCAAGTGCCGTAAGACTTGTTCAAGCATTACGCTGCCCTCCTATTTAGCCCGCGCCGGCCACAGAAACGGTAGCCACGGCAATGCCGTCCAGATACTCAGCCCACAGCTTCATGCCCATGATGGCGTACATATCGCCCGTGGCGCGGCTGTAATCGCCGTCAACATGGACGCCGATCAGGTTGGTCTCGCCCTTCACGGTGTAATTCAGCCCCAGCTTGGCAAAGTCGCTGTCGCTCGGGTCTACATAGTACAGGTCGATGTTCTCCACGGGCAGAGCGATCACCTTCTTGGAGGCGATGTACTTCTCGGGCAGCAGGAACAGGGTGCGGTAGCCCATGAAGTTCTCCACGTAGTTGATGCCGAACATCGTCTGCACGGTGATCTCCTTGTCGCCCAGGTAATCGTAAGCGTCGATGATATTGGCAAAGCCCACCACCTCGGTCACGTCCTTATCCAGACCGGCAAACTTGTCCAGCACCTTGCCCTTAGCCATAGCCAGAGCACGCTGCCACGTTTTCTCGGTCACCTTCAAAGTGCCGGTACCGAGGAAGGTGTAGAAGTCGGTCAGGACCTTGTTCTGCAGGGCCACAAGGAAAGCCTCGTCGGTCTTCTCCACGGCAACGTCAGCGCCGTACTTTGCGACACTCTCGATGGTCACGCTCTTGGCGTACTTGTTAATGTCGATATCGCCGTAGGCAACAGGATCCACCTTCATCTTGGTGAAGGGGATCTCGTCACCCTCTGCCACGGTGCCGCCCTTGAGGCCACCGTCCACGCTGGCCTTGTAGGAAACCAGCTTCGTGCCGGGGGCCTTGCGAATGGGGCGCATAATGCCCATGATGTTACGCAGTGCGTCCCAGTTATCGGCGAAGCGGGACACGAAATCCACCTCACGGGCGGAAGTGGTAAACTGTGCAGAAGTTGTTACGTTAGTTTTCGCAGCCATAAATAGCTCCTTTCAAAAAATCAGTTATTTTCGCTTGCCATCAGATCGGCAAGCGCTTTCTGGCGCTCCGCCGTAGACATCACATAGCGGCCTTTATCGTCCTTCTTGTAGATGTCCTCTCGGGATTTTGCGCCGCCGGTGTTTGCCGGGGGGTTGGCGGGATTCGCTCCGTGCGTCTGTGTGGTGGAGACAAGCCCCTTGTAGGTGCCGTCTACGAGCGCATCAAGGCTCTTGGTGTCCTTGATCTTGTCGCCGTCCATCTCCAATGCGGCCATTTCTTCGACACAGCCGCGCATCGCAAGGTCCAAATTCGCGCCGGTGATGTTTTTGCTCTCAAAGTAAGCACGCACGGCCTTTTCCTTTGCCGCCTTGCTTTCCTTTGCCGTGATGTCGGTCTTAAAGGCTTCAAAGGCCGAGTGTTCCTTCTCGTACTTCTCCTTGTAACCGCCGTCACCCGCTGCCTTGAGGTCGTCCAACTGCTTCTGAACGCCGGGCAGCTTCTCCGCATCGGCCTTGTAGCGGGTCACATCCGCCTTTAGGCCGTCCACGGTGTCGGTATGCGCCTCGATGATGGTATCAACCTGCTCATCGGTAAGCCCCATACCCTTCAAAAGTTTTCGTGTAAGTGCCATGACACTATCTCCTTTTCTTCGGTTCCGTTCCTTCGGAAACGATAGTCTTATAAAAACCGCTGTCCTTTGCGGTAATTAACAAAAAGAGCCAACTGCATACAATTTGTAAGCAATTAGCTCCTATTTCAGTTCGTCCTCCAATATCTTCCGGTATTGGATGGCATGGTCGGCGGCAGCAGGTTTCAAAAACGGCTGTGCCTTGTTGCCACGCGTGTAATGCCAATTTCCCTTTGCGTCCTGATACACCCACGGTGTAGGCCGTCCGCCGCCACCTTCGGCGTAAATGCCGGTTCCTAATTCCACATACGCACCGTACTCAGAATCCGTTCCGATGATTGCCGCCGGTTCCTGCTCGTCTACCACATGAGTAATGCTGTTGCGCAGATTGCCGGTGTCAACGGGGCACAGCTTTTTTGCATATCCCTCTGCCACCAGTCCGCACTTTTCAAGCCCGCGCAGCAGCGCCGCCTTAATTTCGGCAGAAATCTCTTTGCTGTTGTCTTGGATTTCAACGCTCATTTTCAAATCCCTCTTGACTATTTTACGGAAATTGCATATACTATCTATGAGGAAACTCATGTTTCCGTTTTATCGAGGTAATCCTCCGCCCGTTCTGGTGGGGGGTTGCCTCATTTTTTATATCGCCGCACAAAGAGGACAGCCCCGTTATGCAGCGCAATTATATCTGCATTAAACGATTTGCTTCTTGTTGCTCTCGCATCCAATACATCAATTAGTTTTTTCTTATCAATCCCATCGGCAACATCAAAAATCACCCCTCCTTGATTCCCGTGTATCTGCTTTATCGCTTTGCGCAGAGCGCTATCTGCGGCTTTTTCTGTGGAAATCGACTTTATTTCCCATTGCTTCCCTTTCCACAGCATGTCTGGCATTTGCATACCTGGCGTCTGCGATTCTTTCAGTAGCACAATTTTCCCGCCGAACAGCTCTCTAATTTGATTTGCTACATTTATTTCTTCTTTGTGGGTTTTGGAGCGGTATCCGTTCTCGTATCGCACCTTACCCATGCGGGGCTTGGCAGAATCTATGTATTTCTTCGTAACATCCTTTGCAGATTTTTCGCTCCCCATGTGATATGGGGATAACTGTTTGCCGCTGTATCCCTGCTTCGATGCTTCCCACTGAGCATATGTCATGTCAGATATAAGCCCGTCGCGTGTCCTACGCAGCCCGTCTGATGTATCTACCCCATCCACGGCGGCAATCAGCGTACAGCGGCAGTTATATATCTCCCACGGTGGTCCTTGTGGGTCGCCGGGAAAACGACAACCGTTAGAAAACTTCTTGTCCTGCGCCACTTGTTCGCCGTCAAGCATGGCATGAGAGTGGCGTGTACGCGCGTCCAGCGTAGCCAACCATTCTTTTTTGAGCTTAATGCCCATCTTTTCCGCTGCCGCATAGCTGTCCATGCGTCCGGCGTTCTGCGCGCCGGTCACGGCTGTGCGGGCGGTGCGGATGGCGGAATCGCGACTCATGGTGGTAATGCGCTTTTGCAGATCATCCGCCATGTGCTTGATGCTCTTTCCCTGCAAGATGGAGCTGGTGACGCTTGCCGTAATTTGCTTCTTGCCGTATGCGAGATCAATCCCGCGTTTCAGTGCTCTATCCTTTGGATAGTACGGCATCAGCCCCGGCTGCTCTACGATTAGGCGTTTCACCGTCTGCTCGTCCCACAAGTCAAATCCGACGTTGCCCGCAACCTGTTCGATGGTGTACGCCGCATAGTTGCGGTTAAGGGAGTAGATACCGGGCGTTGCGTCATTGGTGTAAGACACCGCCACGGCGTTTGCATCGGTAACACGGTGTGCCACCTTGTCCCGCATAGCCTGATAGCGTTTCCCACGCCCGATCTGGTTGAACCGCCATTGCTTATAGTCGGCCTCCGTCCATTCCTTTCCGTTCTGCACGGTGCCGATCAGCGCCTTCATTTCCTCGTCGCGCTTTTTGAATTGCTCAAAATATGCGTCGATGGTAGCTCGCAGTTCTTCCCCCGCCTCGCGGTATAGCGTTGCAATACGCCGCTCCAGCTTCGCAAGCTCCTTATCGGTCAGCTTGTGTCCGAGGTCACTGTTCGCCATCGCCGTTCACCTCCGGCGCATCCGGTTCCGCAAAGCTCCGGTCAATCTCTTCTGCAGCCTTCCGCTTTGCCATGTCCTCGTACTGGTCAATGTCGCCGTTGATGGTCAGCAGCTTCTTCGTGATGTATTCGTCATCGTAATACGCCGCACCCAGAAGAATGTTCTGCGTTTCCTCGCTCTTGTTGATGATCTGATTGCGCGTGTAGCTTGGCTGATCCTCAATGCCTGCCAAACGCAAAATTTCCACAATAAACCGCGTGACCTCGGATTCAAACTTGTCCGTTTTCAGATCCAGCGGCACATAGCTGGCCTTGATCGCGGTCGCCGTCTGGTTCCCGGCAGATACCGCCGCAGCGTCAAAGCACTGAAAATCCTCGTATAGCTTCTTCTTGAGCATATCAATGGTGCTGCTCGTGCCCTCATACGGGGCCTCGATGGTCTTGCTCTCCACCTTTGCGCCATCATCGCCGTTGGCGTGGGCAACATGCGTGGTTTTCAAGCGCTCCACAAACTTTGCATCGTCGAGGTCGTCCATGCCGTTGCAGTTAGACAGCACCCAATAAATCAGGTTGCCCTCATCCACATTGTTAACCATGTTCGAGGACGCCAGATCCAGCGCGTCAATGGTGTTGCGCTTGCCGACGATTTCGGAGAGACACCGCTTGTTGTTTTTCAGCGGGACGATGGGGAAACTCGGATAATTCCCGCCGTCGTAAATCTCTGTTTCGCCGACTTCCGCCTTGCGCTCGATCAGCTTATAGCTGCGCTTTGGCTGCATGACGGCCATATCCTCGCCGCTAGGCTGGAAATACTCGGTAAAGCCGTCGCTCTCATACAGCGTCGCTCTCATAGGCTTATCCTGTGCCACCTGCCAGAACCGGATGCCGGCTTTCATCGCGCCGTCCTCTTCATCATAGAGGGGAACAAACTCAAGCAGAGAGAACACGCGCAAATGCGTCAGATCCCATAACCCGAAGGACACGCCTGCAATTTTTGCCTCACGAGCCGCATCCATGACTTCCTGGTCGAAGTCCGGGCATAGCTTATTCGGCGTTTCCTTCTCCGCAAAGGTTACGCCGTTTCCCAGCAGATACGAAACCTCCTGATCCACCGCCAGGCCGAAGAACCGGCTGGCCAGCTTATGGTTTGCCGTCCACATATCCGTGTGGGCACGGCCCTGCATATCGTAGATGATCTTTTCATAGCGGTTAATGGTCGGATTCAGGCCGTTGTAATATTCCTCAGCATCCGCCGCCGTCTTATATGCGTGGGATTCGCGGTGCTCGTTGATCGCGCTTCGGATAAACTCCATCCGCGCCCATTCATCCTCACCCACCGCCACAAGGTCATTATATGTCTTAATCTCCGCTCACTCCTATCTGCTCCAAATGGGGACATAATCGCGTTTATACGCCTTATTCTTCAAGATTGTGTAGGCAAAATAGCGCGTTTCGTCCATTGCGTGGTCGTTTTCCTTGATTGGCCTGTCGTCGGCGGATTTTTCGTCCCACCGATATAGCCCAAACTCGCGGATGCAGTCTTTGCAGCCACGATGCACTTTGAGAATGCCGTCTTGCAAAAACCGCGCCGTAGTCATAATCCCGTTTGTCACATCGTTGTTGGCCTTGCGGACCATATAACCGCGCCGCCGCAAGACCTCGATAAACGAAGCGGCAGACGGGTCAACGATAATACTTTTGACGTCCGCCTCTCCGATGAGCTTTTTAATTTCGTCGGCGTATTCCTCGTCCGTCTTGTTCTTCTGGTTCTCGCGCCCGGAATAGTAATACTCGCGGATGCGCGTGGCCGCCTTGCCGTCCCAGCACCAAAGTCCTGCAGAAAACGGGTTAAGTGTTCCGTAGTCGCAGGAAACATAGTATTCTCCCTTTTCCGGCAGCTCGTCCACAATGCAGCTCTCGTCAAACATGGGATAGATCAGCCCCTCGGCCAGCACCCACAGTCCACGGATGTAACGATCATAAAACACGCCCGTAAACATCGACTGATACCGCTCCAGCGTTTTCTGCGACAGCCCGGGGTTGTCCGTCATTTCAAAATGCAGATACAGTGCGTTCCGCTCTCGGTTTCGCTTGATCCACTCTGTATAAAACCAATGCTGTGGACTTCCCGGGTTGCAAGAAAACCACAACTTTGCACCGTCAACGGAGCAGCGGGTCAGCGCCTGCTCCACGAACGAACGCGGCATTAGCACCACCTCGTCCAGCAGCACCCCCGCCAGCGTGCGGCCTTGGATCAGCGTATAACTTGCCTCGTCCTTACCGCCGAACACCTCAAAGTAATTCGTCACGGCTCCGCGCCGCACTTCCATCACCTTGTCACCGCGCCGCCAGCGGATGATATAACGTTCCTTTGCAAGACTCATCGCCGTAAACGGCACGATGATGTTCTTGGTGCAGCTATCCACCGTGCGGCCACACACGCCGAAGCGCTGACCGCTGAAATTCTCCATCGCCCAGCGGACGAACGCCCACATCATGATGGAGGTCTTGCCGGAACGCACGGCGCCGTCGCAGATAAGCGCGTCGTATTTGGAATAGGGGAAAGCAAGGATTTTTGCTTGCTTTTGGCTAATCATAGTTCTACAATGCAGTCTTTAACCGACGGGTATTGAATTAGATCGTGCAAACACTCGTACATTCTCCCGTTATAGTCCTCAACAATGTCCGCTCTTTCCTCTCTATCAACTCTGTGAACCGCTCTCACGCTGTTCATAGCTATCAACTGCTCATTCCCATTGAAGTCACGAACTCTAATATACCTATTCATCGCTCTCAAGCTCCTTTGCCATTTCCTTTAGGCTCTGACTAAGCGCATCTTCCCTTACCGTGTCGGCAGGGCTTCCGCCGATCATCGCCCACTTGTCAATCAGCGTTCCCATTGCCGTTGTGATTTGGCTGAGATTCGCCGCCGCCAGCTTCTCCGGGTCGTTAAGCATTTCAAGCCCCTTGCCGATGAACGAACACACAAGGTCTTTGTGGTCGTTCATGTACTCCATCACATCGGCGGCGTTCTCTTCCTTTTTTTGCTCACACTTTTCCACAATGTCGGCATTCGCCCGCACAAGGTTCTTAACCGTCGTTGCGGACACGCCGTTGATTTTCGCTGTGGCGCAATAGTTATTCGTCTGCACATAGTCCGCCAGTATTTTCTTTTTCTGCCGGTCTGTAAGACGCGCAGCCATTGTCACCACCCCAAATCAATTTTGTCACCAGCCCCCACCCCTTGGCTACAGTAACAGTCTTTTCCCTCCCATGCGGCCTTCTGGAAGCTCTCAAACATGGGTTACACAGTTATTTTGGCACCACACCGCGCCGCGCCTTTTCATCAGCCGCACACTGTTTTTGCGGATTAACTGTCCGCCGCTGTGGCCACAGCTTGTGTGTACTTAACTTCTCGCGCTTCCTCGCCCGCTTGTGTGGTTGGTGCGGCATTGCAGTCCTGCCCTGCTTTAGCGCTTCAGGGAAAGTCCCCGTCACTCGCTGTGGTCTCCCCTTACGGGGCACCTATGCCGCATATTGGCCGTCTTCCCGCTTAGATTGTCACACGCTCATGCCCGCTTGAGGCCCCGCAAGCATCTCAAGCGCCGCTGTTCGGTCATGGCAAGGAGGACGCATCCTCACGCGCAGTTTTCAGCAAGCATTGTCATTTTCATGTGAGCCATGACGACAACGGTCTCACAGTGTCCGGGTGCTACCCGGCCTCTTGTGCAGGCGACAGGATTCGAACCTGCGAACCCGAAATTTTACTATCGGAGTTGATTCCTCCCAGCTTCCGCCCGCATATATTTGTGCCGTGTGGGAGGTGCGACCTCCCGCCCCTGATCGCGGGGTGCAACGAGCGCACGGCATATAACAACAGCCCGTAGGTTTCCCTACAGGCTGTTTGTGCCGGTATGACCTTTCGGTGCCAAAAGGTGCGCCCAATACCGGCGGCGCATAAGATGGAGGAAACGGGTTGAGTGGAAAGACGGGTGGATGACTATGCCTTATCATCCACTGTACCTATTGTAGCACATCATTAGGTGGAATTTGGCTCATCTTTTCCTGCGAAACCACAATATGTAGCAATGTCGAACAGGAATCTTTCTTTTCTCCGGCGGAATGTTGCTTCGCTTATCCCCGGAACAACAATCTTGTTGCGGGAATACTTGTGCTTGCCCTGACAGTTGCGCATGATCCCCTGTGTAAGCTGTTTGCGGATGCTCTCACTCTCCAAATCCCGCCCACATCGATCTATGGCGTATTCCACTGCCCGCATTTTCTTGGTTTCCGGCCAGTTTTCTATTGCGGCAAGCTGCTCCGCCTTGCTTTCGGACGGCCTACCAATGCCTGGAGAGCGGGGCATTCCCTCCGTTGCACTGCTTCCGCCGCTCAGTATCTCTCTCCGCGCATCGTTGTATGCCTGTACTCTCCGAGGATAACCTCTGACATAGGCGATGCACTCAAGCCGCACATCATACGGCAGTGTTTGTTTTCGGCTCATGCCCGCCTCCTCACTCTGCGTTGTTGATTAGTTTGTAGTCGCTCCGCAGAGCGTCCGCAATGTCTTTCTTGGTCACATAGCCGCTGTTCTTTGCATTCACCAGCTTCACAAGGCACTTTTGCAGATACTCAATGCTCATGGTATCGTGACTGTCCGGCGTTTCCTCCAGCACATGGAATCCAAACTTTGTAAGCAGCACTTCGGATACCAAATCCATATTCTGCTTTGTCCCTATCAGCTTTCCCTGCTGGTACGCTTTCATGGGGTTGTTGGGCAGGGTTTTGCCGTCAATTCTCATTTCCGTCCCTCCTTGATCTTGTCCATCAGAAGCAGCCGCACAGCTTGGCAGAGTGCATATACAAGGCTATTCTGCCAAATGCTCCGTCGCTCCTTAATGCGGCACATACCGTTCTCGATTTCCTCCAAGGCTTCCAGCATTGCGTCTTTATTCGCCATCGGCTGCCCTCCACGGAGTGTCCACGCATTCAGGATGGACAATCTCCATCTCGATCGCCCACAGTAGGTTCCACGCCGCAGCTACAAGGTGCGGCTCATCTACATAGCCCGCCAAATATTTTGCTGCGTGGCGAATGGCGGAATCTAACAGACTGTGGGTTGGGATTCCTTTATCGACATTATGCTCCCCGTATTTCAAAGCACCCGCCTCGCAGTGCTTCGACACTTCCATGATAGCCAACCAAGGGAGCAAATCCATCCGTCCCTTGCCCGTGTGCATATCCCGGAGTGCTCCGCTTGGAAACTTTGTTCTTTCTCCGCTGTCTTTAATCATAGTCCTTCCCTTCTCCGTAGCTGCAAAAGTCATCGTCCTTTACTGTGACATCGTACTCGCTCAGCTCATACCAATAGCCTTCGCAGGAACGTCCATTTCCATCTTTGCAACTGTACTTGCAGTCCTTGCACCGCACCACCGGCACAGCGTCAACGGTGGGGGCAATATATTTCGCTATGTGGGAGGCCTCCGTAAACCCCTCTGCTAAATTGTCAAGGTGCTTTTCCCCTTCCCATATCAGTTTCATCGTTTGTTTATATTCGGCATCTAACAGTTTTGGGAGCGCATCCGCATCAATCAGCCGCATCGCCGTCACCTCCGTCCATCTTTGCCCCGCAGTTGGGGCAGTAGTTGTAGGCACCATCAATAGACGGGTCAAGAGACCACCACCCACAAAACGAACACCTAAGCTGACTGAGCGTGTTAAGCGTTTGCTGGATGTATTCCCACCGCCCGTGCACCACCGGGGCAGCGTAGTTGCGCAGTCGTTCTAACGCTCTTTCGCAAGTCGGGCACAACTCGCACTGCTCCATTGTAGCAAACCACTTTCCACACGCCTTACAATCAGGCATCGTTGTCACCTCCGTTCTCAATCGCCACAAGCAGTTTGGCAACTCTCCCGTCTTTTAACGTCCACTCATAGCCGCCAGAGGACTTGTCACCGTGCAGACCACCAAGACATTCCTGTATTAAATAGTCGCGCACAGCACATAAGGCTTCATCGGTGCACTCCGTTTTGTTCTGCCATAGGTTCTTGTTCTTACTGTTTAGTGTACCCGCGTAAATCCCAAATGCGCCGCATCCAACATGATATTCAGCCATTATTCATCGCCTCCAATGCTTTCTCCGCCTCCTCGCTTACCGCAGTAATTCTCCCATGTTTCACCAGATCACAGAACACATTGTAACCCATGTGAAACACAATTCCGCAACTGCTGCAATAGCGAATTGCAAGATCTACATCCTTCATAAGTCGCGGGCTGTCGATGTTTTCCTCGCATAGCAAAGTGCGCCCCCTGGTAAATGGCAGCACTACCAGCCGACCGTCAGCCTGTGCCCTTAGCAATGGGTCAGCTACCTTGTGGTACTCATCCAATGTTTGCTGCATTGCCGTGATTTCCTCCGGTTCCAGCCACGTGTCCTCGTAGGCGGCGAGGCGTTCAACCAGACAGTCAAACGATGGGCAATCTATGCAATCCATGTCCACATTGCAATTACCAGAACACTTCATGTAATGGTCGGTGCCAAGATAGTGTTTTTCCGTCAGTCGTTCCATCACTCCACCTCCTGCATCCAGAACTCGCGGCGGCAATCGGCACAGGACCCATAAGGACTTGCGCATCCCCCGTACGCATTCCTGTATCCGAAAGAGAAAAGCACGGGACACGCACTCAAAGTTCCCCCGTCGAAAACCAGCGCCTCCGGGTACTGCTCCAGAAACACGCTTTTCCGTGTCTTACGCGGATGTGCAGCAGCCCATTCCTCTACTTCTTTTACAACGTCCTCGGCCGGTATTCCCTCAGCCAAAGTAGGCAAATGTTTCCCAGTAACCTTATACATTCTTCTGTGCTCTTCAATAAACTTCACAGCGTCCATATTGTCGGCCCTCCTATCTCATATGTCGTTTTCCGTCCTTTGCGTATCTGGCGCTCTGCCGCACATGGCGCTCCCGGGCTGCGGTGTTGGACCGATCCACCCAGGGTTTTTCCTCCAGCCGCTGGGCCTCATACGCCCGGAACGCCTCGCAGCTCTTCCGGCAGGCCCTGCATGGGAGCCTGTCCGGGCAATCTTTTACGCAGGGGCTTTTCACTCCTACCACATCCTTTCTTGCGCCGTATGTTCCGCAAACCGCTGTTCTTGCAGTTGGAAATATGTCGGTTCGATCTCGCACCCCACAAACTCAAAGCCGAGGTTGTAGGCCGCTATCCTGCTGCTTCCACTGCCCAAGTGTGTATCCAGTATGCGCCAGCCTTCTTTGGCGTACTTCATCAGTAACCACTCGTACAATGCCACGGGCTTTTGCGTTGGATGAATTCTTTGCCCCTTTTCTTGCAACGGCGAGTAATAAAAAGTTCTCGCAGATGTATCGAAAGAAGTCCATGCAAATTCGCAAGATGCAAAAGAAATATCTTCCGGCTGCTTTTTGTCCCAAATAACAAATCCCCTACAAGGCGGAAGATCGTAATAATTTCCCCCCCATATTATTTGGTTTTTGCTGCATCTTTTTAATTCGCTAAAATACACATCACCTGGAGTCGCATCGTCCCATCTTGTTTCAGTGGCATTGTATTTTTTCAATCGGCCACTATCATGAATGCTAATTCCATACGGTGGGTCAACAATGGCAAGATCAAATGCTTTATCCGGTAGCGCCTGCATATACTCCATGCAGTCTACGTTCAGCGCGATTTGATTCATTCGCTCCACCTCACGATCTTTTCCTGGACACCCCACTGCAGGGCGTCCTCGTGGCTATCAAAGTACAGGTCAATGCGGTTTCCGCTGATTGCTCCTCCCACATCCTGCGCTATGTAGATATGCCCATCAATCTCAACCTCCGTACCCATCGGGATAACATCCGGGTCCGTTGCGATGGTCACGCCCTGTGTGGCTTTCGCTCCTGTGGCTGTATAGCCGTTTGAATACGCTCCACAGCATTTTTCGCATGGGCAGTATGCTGTCACGGTCATGGTGCTTTCGTTCGTGTAGGCGGCTTCCTGCGGCGTTTCTTGGCGGATTACTTCCGCCACCGGCGGGGAAACGGGTTCTTGCTCCTCCACATATTCCGCTTCTGCGGCAAGTAGCTCCACCCACAATATCCCGGCGGCAAACAGCAGCCCAAGGGCCGCACCTCCGACAACTGTAAATATGCTCTTTCTGCTCATTTTCTTCCTCTCCCGTATACCATCCATTGCATAGATACCCCAAGCGCATCACAGATATGTGCCAGCACCCACACCGATGCGGTGCTGTGTCCACACTCAATATAGCTGATTGTCGATGGTGCTACACCAGATTCCAAAGCCAAATCATTCTGCGACATAAGTTCCTTCTCCCTTGCCTCCCGCAGGCGCTTCCCCATACCCGCAAAATCTGCCGTCATGTGTATCCTCCTTTCTATCATCAGGATCGTACTCTGGGCAACTTACCACCAAAAATGATGTGTATTTTTCATTTTTTGTCGGGATTGCATTCCACCCCTTTACCGGCTCAAATCGTATAGGCCAGCCCTTTTTTGTGTAGTCTACTTCTGTCCATGAGCATCCTCCATACGCTTTTCTACAAGTCCAGCAAAGCGTTTTCCCTCCAGTGGTAATATGCTCCTTCACGAGTTTTTTCCTCCTCTCACCACTCAACCGTGACTTCACATTCATTCGGCATAAGCAGGCGTAGATTTTGCAAAACGCTTTCCCGGTCTCCCCGGATAGTGAGCCGTGCGTGCAGCAGCTCTGCACCCCTTGCGGGTGGGGCAATTTCGTCGGTCTGCTTCTCCGGCGTTTCTGCTGCCGTCACTTCGGCTGTGTGCCACTCCGATAGTTTCTTTTGCCACAAGTCAAGGTTCCGACCACCTCGCACAAACGGCACGCCCAGCTTTTCTCCATATTCTCTGATGGTGGCGCTGCAACAGCCCATCTCGTCTGCAAGGTATGTAGCTGCCCCTCCACAACTCTGCATATTCCGCAGGTATTCTCGCTGCAGGTCGTCCGGCATTCCCTTGAATTCAGCCAACGGCATAGGCCGCGTGATGTTGTAAGTTTTCACCGCTCCGTTCATCTCCTTTTTCTGCGCCGCAGTGAGATAATCACTGGGCAATCTGCATTTCCCACGCTTACGGTTTACATGGGCAAACGCACCTCTTGCAACACGCTTTTTCTGCACGATGTCATAGTCAAAATCATTCATAGGCGGTTATGCTCACCTCCGTCCGTGGGGTCTCCTTGTCGTACAGCACCCGGCTTTCGTCATGACTGACGATAATGCCGCAGTGATCGTCCAGCAGCACACGCGCCTTGACCATCACATCGTCAACAGCTTCCAGCAGATTGGTTAAATCCACTCGCCGCTTGGTGGGCATATAAAACAGGCATTTAACCTCCACTGGATAATCGATCGGCTCATGCACACCAGCCTTTTTGCAGTACCACACAGCTTTTGCCTCGTAGTCGATGTACTTCTGCGACGGCATGATAAACGATTTCCCTGTCTTGCTGCTGTGCATAATGCGCTGGCTGTTTTTCTTTGTAACCGGCGGCAGGGGTATGGTAAAGTGCAGTTCAGCCATTTCCGCCTCCCATCTCCATCTGCCCGTCCACCTGCATAGCTCTGGCAAGGCGGCGGTATGTCCCCAGCTCGTCCAATGCCCGCTTGCGGTACATGGAAAGTAAGGCTTGCTTTTCTTCCTCCGTTTCCGCCAGCTTGTAGCCGCCGTCTTTCATGGCAACGATAGGCACACCCTGCCGCCTCTGCTCCCGTATCATCCGGCGGTTCTCTCTGTCCGGCATACCGGTGAGTGCTTCAAGGTTTTTCCGGGTGTATGTAATGCCGGGAATCATGCGTAATGTGGTCATGTCAATCCTCCCCAAATCTCAGTTTCGTCACGGCGATAGGAAATTCCTCAATTTCGCTTGCCCAGCGTGCCGCGCCCTTGCCGTTGTGCAGCTCAAACACCAGCGGAAAGCCGCCGATGCCGTCAAACAGGCTGCCCATCGTAACAGGGCGAAGATATTGTGCGCTGATACGCTTTGCCAGGAAGTCCCAAAAAGGCAGGGCGATGGAGTTACCCAGTGCCTTATAGCGGGGGCTGTCTGCCGTTTTGTGTCGTTTCCCACAACTATCGACCCAATAGCCATCGCCGGTCTGGCTATCGTACCACTCGCCTATGTCCGTCCATCCGTCAGGAAATCCTTGCAACCGCTCGCATTCCAACGGGGTCAGACGGCGCACCACCATGTTCTGCACCGGGTATGTCTCTGCGTCCTCCCGGTACGCACAGGAAGCCTTTGCCCGCAGTGCGTGTGCCACATCCGGTGCTGCCCCACACACCAGCATATCGTTGTATGCGTCCTGCCCATTGTAACTTCCGGCATGAGCGCCGGGGGAAAGCGTACCTGTCACATCTTGGTATGTAAGCGGCACTTGGTTGCCGCCCGTCCCCATGCGTGCTTGCAAGCTTGGTGCGACCTCGCCGCAGTCCCGGATGACATCGCAAGCATGGCTCATATCCAGAATGGAGGGCTGGTGCCCATGCTCCTGTGCTCTCAGCGTCCCGGAAACATCATGGCTCACGCCCATCACATTCCCGCCTTGATCGTTCAGGCATAGCACCGCCGGTTTGTTCCCGCCGCACTCTGCGTTCAGCGTGGGGGATTGCTCTTCGGCGTATCCGATGCTCCGGGACTGTTCGCTGTTCCCCAGCTTAAACCCGGCGCAAACCGCAGGGCGATCTATGGTATTCACCGTATAGCACGTATCCTCACGCCATCCCTTGCCGTTGCATCCTGTCGTGTCGGCACGGTCGATTGCGTTTCCTTGCAAACAGAAAATCGTCTGGTCATTCCCTGTCCCAAGCGTCCCGCTTTTCTCCGTCTGGACTAAGGCTCCCTTTCCTCCTCCGTCACAGCCCCCCCCTGATTCGGACTGCGTAAGAAGCACATCCTTCAGCACCGGTGGAAGATCTTTCCCCCGCCGTTCCGCTCTCCGCAGGATGCCCTGACACGCTTTTGCGCTCAAAGAGTATTTCTCCTGCGGTGTCTCCTCCAAAATCTGCGACAATCGAAATACGACGGCGGCGTTGGGGGACTCCCCAGTATTGCGCATCATGCACTCGCCAAGCCACGCTCCATCGTCCTCCCACTTCATCGTGGTAGCCCCCCCAGGTGTTCCAGCCTTTTTCAGGCACTTCAATATCGGGGGCTTCCGGCTCTGCGATGCGGATGATCTCTTCGAGGACTGCCGCGAAGTCTCGCCCTTTGTTGCTGCTGAATGCTCCGGGCACGTTTTCCCAGACCATATACCGAGGTCTGACCATGTCACCTGTCCGTCCGTTCGCTCTGTCATGCTCTCTCATCTCCTTTACGATGCGGACCTGTTCCATGAACAATCCGCTCCTTGCTCCCGCCAATCCGGCGCGTTTTCCCGCAATGCTCAAATCCTGGCACGGCGATCCGCCCGTGATAACATCCACGATCTCAATTTCTGCGCCGTTGATTTTCGTAATATCGCCGAGGTGCTTCATCTCCGTTCCTCCCGTTTTGTCATTGCAGCCTCCAATTCTGCTTTTTGCCGATGTTCAGCATATAATCCTTCGCCCTCTGGTTGATCCTGCTCCCGATTGCCTCGTCCCAGCTCAAAATGCGGTCAATGGTCAGCTCCGTGGAGATGATCGTGATTGCATCCGGGTTGATATACCTGGCATTCAGCAGGTCAAAGGCGATGTTTTTGTCGGCATCCGTTACGCTCCCCTTGAGAAAATCGTCGATATACAGCGCACGGACGGTTTTCAGCGGCTGCATGGCTTCGGCGTATGCTTCGGCATCGTTGGTCTTTGCCTTGATTGCCGGAATATCTCCCCGCCATTGCACATACCGCACCGGGATTCCTCCGTCCATCAGCTTGGCGCAAATCGCCGTACACAGGTGTGTTTTCCCAGTGCCGGGAGAGCCGCCGATGAAAAACCACTTGCCTTTCCAGTCGGTCAAATACTTCTCCGCCGCCTGCTTTGCGGCCTGTTGCCAATACTCCTGAGTTTGGAACGACTCAAAGGTGCAGCTATCCAGCAGTCCCAGAAGTCCGGAACGCTCCATGCGAAGCCTATTCCGACGAATGATCTCACATTTGCAGGTTCTACTCACCAGTTCGCCGCTTTCCGTGCGCCGGAC